GTTTTTATACATATAACGGTTCTCTTGGAGATATACCTTGTACAGTTCAAAATTACGTATTTACTGATTTAAATGAAGGACAATCTTTTCAAGTGTTTGGATTTTTAAATAAAGAATTTGATGAAGTTGGATGGTTTTATTGTTCAGGAACTTCAACAGTAATTGATAAGTATGTTGTATATAATTATGAAGAAGAGTCTTGGACTATAGGGGAATTAACTAGATCAGCTTGGGTAGACGAAGGAATATTTAATAACCCTATGGCAACATATACAGATACGTCAACAGGAACGGGTTATTTATATAACCATGAAATAGGTAACGACGATGATGGATCACCTATGAATAATGTCTTTATAGAATCGAGTGATTTTGATTTAGGAGAGGGAGAAGAGTTTCAATCAATACGAAGAATTATTCCTGATATTAAATTTACAGGAAGCGGAGGCGTTGGTCAAACTATAAACATGGTGATTAAAACTAGAAATTTTCCAGCAGAAACTTTATCTACATCTTCTACAAATACATGTACAAGTAGTACATCTAAAATAGACACGAGGCTTAGAGCTAGACAAGCCGTTTTAAGAATAGAATCAGACGATGATAATTCTGAAGGAGCTAGGTTAGGTGTTGGTTTTAGAGTAGGAGATACTCGTATGGATGTTCAGCCTAACGGAAGAAGATAGTGGCAAAAATATTAGAAACAAAACTTCCTGTTGCAATAGGTGAAATATCCCCAGAAACGTTTAACAGACTTGTAAGAGTATTAGAGCTTTCTCTTGGTAAAATAGATGTTGATTCTACTTTATCTGTAAATGAAGAACAACGTAATGAAAATAAGTTTCAACAAGGCGACATTATTTGGAATTTATCTGCAGAAGAACTGCAACTATGGAATGGTGAACAATGGATAAGTTTATACGAGCGAAGAGAATTTGGCGTAGAGGGTGTAGCTTCTTTGGGCAAAGTTACGGTATCTACAAACGGAGCAACAGTAATAAAAATATAATGGATAAAGATAAATTAATAGAAGAATTAATTAAAGACGAGGGTTATGTTTACGAAATATATTTAGATCATTTAGGTTTTCCTACTTTTGGAGTGGGGCATTTAGTTTTAGAAAAAGACGAAGAATATGGAAAGCCTGTTGGAACTCCTGTTTCAGAAAAAAGAATTTTAGAGTGTCTTAATAACGATATAGACATAGTCTGTAATGAATTAGATAAAAACATGAGTTGGTGGAAAGATCTTAATGATGTTCGACAACGTGTGTTAGCTAATATGGCGTTTAATTTAGGTTTACCTAGATTGAATAAATTTGTAAAATTTTTAACTGCTGTTCAAGACTCTGATTGGGAAAAAGCTGCCGATGAGATGATGGATTCGAAGTGGGCAACTCAAGTAGGAAATAGAGCAGTTAGGTTAAAACAAAAAATGTTAAAAGGAGAATAAAATGCCTGGAATGAAAAAATCTAAGTATATGAAAAAAGGAGGAGCTCTTAAATCCTCTAAGTATAAGAAAAAAGGTGGTGCTAAAAAAAGAAAAATGACGCGTAAAAGAAAATAAGTGTCACACCTTATTAGCAATATTCCACATTTTAAATGTTGGGTGAGAAGGGAATTTACTGCTAATCATAGTAATTATCACGGAGAATTTTTGCATGCTATCGCGTTCGCTGTTAATACTATCCCTGACCGTTCATTAAGTTTTCAAGTTGTGTTTACAGGTTGTGAAACAGAATACGATGATTGGGAAGAGGGTAATATTCATGGAGGCGCTATGTGGGCAAGAATGCCGATACAAGGTTTAGTAGCCGATATTCCTTTAGAAGAGTGGGGAGAGCCTATGCAAGATCATATAGCTCAACCTTGGGATTGTGAATCAAGAGATCATTCTGTAATAGTTATGGATAGAGTTAGTTCTAGTCCATGGCTATGCAAAATAGACGGAAAGTTTTATACTGGTAAATATATGTTTACCGTGGATTATACAAATAACGAAATTGCAGACTGTCCTGCGCAGCACAAACAATCACACGTGTTATATATTACAGAAGATTGTGAGTGGAAGGGTAACCTAGTTGCACTACCTAATAATAGAGTAAGAGCAACAAGCCCCGCATTGTGGGTAACTGGAGAAGGTGCACCAGATTTTACACCTTCGCAAACAAAACATTCTGCTGAAGGTCACGAAAGTTATTTAGATCCAAGTATAACTTTTAATAACTTATATCAGGAAGAGTAATGGCAGCAAAAAAGAAAACACATAAAACTAAAGACGGCAGAACAGCTAAAAAAGGTCTTTATTACAATATAAATAAAAAAAGAGCAGAAGGCAGAAAACCGCGTAAAAAAGGAGCTAAAGGAGCACCTACCGCCGCAGATTTTAAACGTTCTGCTAAAACAGCTAAAAAACCTAAAAAGAAAAGTAAGAAAAAGTAATGGCAGCAAAGCGTAAAGAAAAATCTATACGACGCACTACAAAAGGAAAAGGTGCTAATTACCGTCCTACTAAAAAAGGGGCGGGGATGACTTCTAAAGGTGTTAAAGCCTATAGAAAGAAAAATCCTGGATCTAAACTTAAAACAGCTGTTACAGGTAAAGTTAAAAAAGGCAGTAAAGCAGCAAAAAGACGTAAGTCCTATTGTGCACGTTCTGCAGGTCAAATGAAAAAATTTCCTAAAGCCGCAAAAAACCCTAATTCGAGACTACGGCAAGCTCGTAAACGATGGAAGTGTTAATATGTATGAATATAGTTGCAAAGTTGAAAGAGTGGTCGATGGAGAT